TCTTTGAGTCTATGGCGCGCAAGGAGTATCTCTCTGGAATGCAGGAAACGTTGACTCATCTTTACGACGTACCTCCCGTGTACACACGTCGTCTGCGTAAAGAGACGATCATCATTGAATCGCCAGCATTCATCTTTCTCGGTGGTGGAGTACCGGATAAGATATTTGCAGCGATTGATGAGTCTTTCGTCTACTCGGGCTTCCTGCCTAGATTCCTCGTTGTCGAGGGTAACGTGGAAGTCGAGGATCGCAGACCTATGGGGCCTCCTACGGCTGAGAATATAAAGACGCGGCAGATGATTGTCAACAGGCTGGCTGATCTTACCGAGATTTACAGCGGTAGCATCGTTCAGAAGATCGGCGGAGAGCAAGTCATGGTTCCCAAGCGATATCCAGCAAGACTCACAGATGACGCTTGGAAGCTGAATGCAGAGTTTGAGGTAACAATGCTTAGGGCAGCGGATGCCAGCGTTATGAGAAGTCTCGCGCTCCCGACGTTTGATCGGTTGAGCCGCAGCCTCTTGAAAATCGCTGTCATCCTCGGTTCTATAAGGCAGAAGCCTAATGAGATGAAGAATGAACAATCAGTCACTATCGAGGAAAGTGACCTTCGCAACGCTGCATGGTTCATTCAACAGTGGGGACAAAACTCAATCAACCTGTTGATGAATGCAGGCAAGAGTGCGAACGAGAAGTTCATTGAATCCGTTTATGACTTCATCAGACTTACACCGGGTGTAGCTCGCAGCATTATCATGCGCCGCTTCCATTTGAACAGCAAGGATGCTTCGCTTATCCTCTCAACTCTCGAAGAGCGCGGCATGATTAAAACCGAGAAGCGCGGTAAAGCTACACAATACTGGATTACCTAGGGGGCCAAGTCATGATAATCGGGCTATGCGGATTGAAGCAAAGCGGTAAAGATACCGTAGCAGCGTATCTCGTGAAGAATCACGGATTTGAGCGCAAAGCATTTGCTGATCCTCTTAAGCGTAGTGTTGCTGCTCTCTTTGATATCCCGTTTTCTGAGATAGACAAGCTCAAGAACGACGAGGAAATTCTAGTCGGAATTGGTAAAATCGGAGAACCCGAATACGACCAATGGATTCAGTTTATGGGAACTAGAGCCATGTCATTTCGCGAACTGCTCCAGCGATACGGGACAGAAGCACATCGCGATGTATTCGGGGATTGTTTTTGGGTTGATATCACACTCCCTGTGCAGGGTTTTTATCCGGGGCGCGCAATTGTAGTTACTGACGTTAGATTCCGTGAAGAAGCTGAAAGAATAAAGCATCTAGGCGGATCAGTAATTCAAGTGATTCGTGAAACCGCGGCCCCCACTATCCAAGACCCGCACAGGAGCGAGCGATTCATCGCTGATTTCCCGCAATTGATTGACGGAACCATCTACAACGATGGTACACTCGACGAGCTATATGAAAGGGTCGAAGATATCCTTGCCAAAGTGCCGGTCGAAACTGTCTGTTAGAGAAGTCAACGAACAAAATCTCTACAGACAAAACCATATTTGGTACGTGGCCTGCTCGAAGATTGATCCTGAGAAAGTGCGCGAAGAGTATAGACGCGAGACTTTCGCGATCAAACGTGCTTTGGGGCTAACTAATGATGAGCGCGAAAGATTACGCGCACTTGTTAGTGACGAACAAAAACGACGATACAAGATAGCTAAGAAACTAGAATCTCATGCGGGCGGTGGACTCTAAACCTTACCTCATGAGCGTCGGAGTATCTATCCCACTGTTCGGTATTTTCGGACACAGATACTTCCGAGTCAACCGTAAGTACAAAATGAAAACCTTCAAATTCCTAGGAGTCCGTGTCGTGTGGACTACCTATAGGAGAATCGAAGATGTCACAACGTAAACACCCTCTCGCTGTATGCGAGAAGTGCCCGTTTAAGAACAGGTCTGTCGCATATACTACAGGGCCAGAAGATGCAAAGGTTGCTGTGGTATCAAGATCGCCTGGGCACTACGAGGCTCTCTCAGGTAAGTCGTTTACCGGGCCTTCCGGTAAAGTCCTGGATCACTTGCTAGCCACGCATGGCGTATCTCGTGATGAAGTGCTAGCTACCAATGTAGTGCTTTGTCAGTCTGACGGCCAGGAAAGCGGCTTTGCGCTCGCTCAGGCGTGTTGTGAGACTCGCCTAGACTCCGAGCTATCCGTAGCCGATACAGTCATCGCTTGCGGCTCAGAGGCCGTGTACGGCGTTCTAGGAGCCTCCAATATCGCTCAAAATCGTGGCTACGTTCATTTCCGTCAAATTGCTGATGGCCCCGAAGGTGCTCACACTAGACTACAACGGGTAATAGTCACAAATAACCCGGCTGTGGTTTTGCGTGATGACGCGAACTACCCTGAACTGGTACGCGACTTTAGGCTCGCACTTGATCCACTTCCCGAGCCTAAGATGCCGACCGTGCGTGTCATTGATAACGCACGTGAGGCTAAGGATGCGGTCGAAGATATGATCGCAGTTATGTCAGAACATGGCATGGTCGCGTGTGACATTGAAACTAGGGGTGTCGATGGAAAAGATGGACTCGCTCACACCGCAGAAGTTGTCTGTGCTGGCTTCTCAGTACGAACAGAGCGTGCTGTCGTATTTGGAGAACAAGTACCGCTCGATGTCTATAGCGCACTATTCGAGTTACCCGACGTCTCCTATCTCTGGCATAACGGCAAGTACGATATCAGCATTCTACGAACCCACGGAATCAAAGCTCGCGTGGATGAGGACAGTATGCTGCTATCCTGGTGTCTGGATGAAAGACCGGGTGATCCCGAGTCCGGTGCTGGTGGACATTCTCTTGAGTGGCTATTGAAAGACGAACTTGGATGGCCTAGATACGAACCGTCCAGTGTACGTGCTTTCAAGAAAACCGGGGTCTTGGAGAATCCGAGGGAACTGTATGAGTATAACGGCTTTGATACTGCTGGCTCTTTGGCCTTGTTTGAGGTTCTCAAACATCGTGCCATCCATGACAACGTTTGGGAAAAGCCGTATAAATCGCTGCTCATCCGTTTGTCGGAGACTCTCACACGAGTTGAGCTTGAGGGTAATCTCTTTGATGCGGAGAGAGCCTGCGATCTACTCGAAAAGGAAGTTTGGCCGAAGCTAGACGATCAACGCGATAGGATGCGTAGGATCAGCGGTAAAGCCTCTCTTAATCCAAACTCGCCGAAACAGCTTGAAACTCTCATGTATGAGGATTGGGGTATCACGCATGATCTGATGCGTCCGAAGATCGAGAGGCTTGGTAAGCGTTCGACGGATAAGGTAGTACGCGAGAAGCTGTTGCTTGGCGATTATTCGACGCCTATCGAAGATCGCACTGGAATAGACCAGTTCATTCAGACTCTCGATGAATTCAAGGAACTGGATACTCAGCGTTCTCGCTACCTTGAGGGACTAGTCCTCAAGAGATTTCCAAACGGGAGACTCTACACAACTTTCAAGATTCATGGAACTGAGTCAGGGAGACTTTCAAGTGCAAATCCTAACCTTCAAAATATCACGAGGACGAAAGAGGGTCTACCGAACGTTCGTAGTTGTTTTCTGCCCGATCCAGGATGCGTTTTTATCTCTGCGGATCTATCGCAGGCAGAACTCAGAACAATTGCGGTTCTATCAGGGGATAAGTCTCTTCAAAGTATTTATCTCGATACAAATCGTTCGCTTCACAAAGAAGTCGCGGCTGAGTTCTACGGCGATAACTACACCTACGAACAGTATGTGAGAGCGAAGAATATCAATTTCGGCGTGGCTTACTGGCAATCCGCGTTTAGCTTCGCTCAGATGTATCACATGCCTCAGGATGAAGCGCAGCGTTACATCGACTTCTGGTGGGAGAGATTTCCCGATGTTTGGACGTGGACGAAGGCTATCGAGAAGCAAGTGAAAGAGACTGGTGAGCTGCAATCGCCGTTTGGTCACAAACGCAGATTCTTCGTCATTCCAGCAGATGAGTCGGCTCGCTTGCACGTCATCAAAGAGGGCATCAACTTCAAACCACAGAACATCGCAGCTAACATCACTCTCTGGGCACTCTGCGATTTTGTAGACAGCATAGATTGGGAGATTGCTCAGCCTCGCATCACTGTCCACGATTCCATTCTAGTCAACTGTCGGCAGGAACACGTCAAAGAAGTGAGTTTCCTGCTTAAGTCGTGTTTGGAGTCTGCGCCAAGTCGCGCGCTAGGCTGGACTTTCCCATATACCGCTGATATCTCTGTCGGAGAGAACTGGGGTTCTTTGCATGAAATCACCGATCAAATCGCAGCTTGATGAGCCCAAGTTTTTAGCCGCAATTGACTTCATTCGACGTACTGGGGCCGTACAAATCCAAATTAGATATTCGGATGATGAGGAACCCACTATATGGTTCTTAGTTGCGGTATACAAAAACGGTGCTTTTGAGACGGACGCCAGCTCACATCCATTACGCGCAGCATTACGTCTTTGCGAGAGACTAGCTGATGGTGGCGAATGTACTCATTGTCACAGACCAACGGGACTAGAACCTGATTCGATTGATACCATGCCTTTGAACAATTTGTTCTGCTGGTATCAATATGACCCAGGCTCACAAAAATTCATAAGGGGTTGTGCGTGAAAATGCCTCATCTTGAATCAGATGAAACCGAGCTTGTGTCTGGCGATATTCTCGATGAGATTGATCGTCAGATAGAAAAATGGGGAGACTCGAACGCGAACATTCCAGACGATAGATGGCTGGAAATCGCGATGGATGAATGGAACGATCTACGATGGGCCGTCAGAACGTGTAACGAAGTGGGAGGACACACGATTGCGAAAGAGCGTGCTCAGCTAATCGCCGTACTCGTAAGGTGGCACAATGACAGACCTACGTGAACTCAAGTTTGAGCGTCAACCTGAGCATACTGAGGGTAGCCAGTGTACGTGTGCTTCACCAGAAGAGCATGAAGCAATGGTGCGCGAGGTTCAGGAGTCTTTCAAGAGAGACGATGAACGTGCTCGTATGCGGATCGAGCGCAATGCCACGTTTCTTAGTAGACACGCCGAAGCTGCGCGTGTTCAGGCAAATGGACACGTGAGACGTCCTATCAAAGATATCCCTCAAGCATGATTCAATGGGATAGCAACAAATGCCCGTTCTGCCGGAGTAGCGATTTGAGATACATACCGGGCTTCGGTTGGTGGTGTCGTAACTGTCACCGTTACACTTACATGGCATGGCGAAACGGCTAATGGATATCATCG